GTAAGAGTAGAATACTCACCACAGTTACCGTCAGTGTAAACATCATAATAGGCAAGGCTAGTATCATTGTAGCCATAATTGCCGCAACCAGACCAATTAATTCCGTTTCCAGACTGAGCGTTTCTTAGAAACTGACCAGCAATCGGACAAGGAAACAATACCGACCCTAAGCCCTTTCCTACAGAAATGACCCAGCCATTATTTCTGAAGAGGGCGTTAAGCATTAAGCCGTAGCGTAGGCAATATGGGCAGTAACAGAACCGTCAGACTTAACACGGATTACTCCGTTGTAATTGTCTAAAGAAATATTGGACTTGATAGGGATAAGAATGCCTTCGGTAGAGGTCTCGTTCAGAGCAACATAAAGGTTGGTCGTGTCGCTCTTGTTCTGAATAAGAGTAACGATTCTACGCTGGGGAGCGATAGCGGCAGGAAGGGCAACAACCCAATTCGTGCCAACCGTAAGGTCGTCATGGATGAACTTTCTAAGGAAAGGGGATGAAAAAGCAATATTGGACATTAGGAATATGGGTTAATGAAGTTAATTCTACGAATTTGGCCCTGCTGTCGAGCAATCTTATCAATTTCTTCGCCTAGGAACGCTTGGGCTTCAGCCTCTGCAACTCTAGCCGCATCGACCTGTCCTTCAGAACGAAGGAAATCAGCGTAAACCGCCCTAGTCACATAAGGAGCAAAGATATACGGAATCTTTACAATTTCCCATTCATCTGGATGTTCGGACGGACGCTTATTGACATTGTTTACCTTACAGTTGTAAAAGTTACCAATGTATGGCTTTCCTTTAACTGGCTTATACACGCCACTCAAGGAGCCAGAGTCAAAGTAAGCCTGTGAGCCTACCTTAAACTCGATTGGCTGGTCCCAAGCCTCACCAAAGAGTTCTGGAACCTTAATCTTATACTCTGCCCAAACCGTGCCGCTTCTATTTGTAGTAAGGTAGACACGCTCATCGTTAAGCAAAAAGGTTAACTGATTGTTTCTTGTCGTGTTTACAGGGTTTGCCGACCAAAGTGAAAGAATCTCCCCGCAATCGGAGGGTAGATTAAAGTAAGGAGTGCTATTAGCATCCGTAAGTATAGTGATTTCACTAAACTTGATAACTTGGGGGAACGCATCGTACTCCCAAGCCGACTTGAGACGCATGTTTGCAAGGTCTCTAATCTGAGAAAATGTTGCATCGTTGACCTCGTCTCGGTCAAGTCCGCAGAGTTGAATAGAGTCAAAGAGGATTCTGGAAAAGTCTACGGTTCTCATTGCATTAGATGCCCATCAGCGGTAAAGATAGCCCCATTGATAGAAGCGTTCTTCACATAGTTCTTAACAGCACATTCGGGATTGTCACGGAAAAACTCACGGACAAATTCGTCATCCTTCCAGCAGTCGTAGCCCAGTCTCTTGCCCCAGTAATGGTAAGAGGCGGTAGGGATTTCCCCCACCAGCCTCCCCATTCCTTCGATGTTTTTAGCATCGTTTTGGTGATAAAAAGCACCAAGTTGTCTTGCTTGATGCTTTGCTTGAGTTTCCTCCATCTTCCAACCACGAAGCAGTTCCTCTTGCACCCCCTTGCGGAGATGGTCGGGAATTACCTCAGACAGGTGCTGGATGATGTTGTCTGACACTTAGGCAGTGAAGTCGAGTTTGCCGAAGGCGAGGGGGTTATGGATAACGAGACCCAGAACCGCTTCAACCGTACGAGCAGGACCGCCACCGAAGTCGGGCAGTTCTCTGACCTGTGCAACCTGTCCACCGTAGCGGACTTCGACCATGTCGAACGGAATCACATAGCCAACGAACTTGTTCTTCAGCCAAGTCGAAGAGTGCAACTTGAGTCTACCGAAGTCGCCTTCGAAGACCTGCACCGTGGAGGTGTAGGTGGAGTCTTCAGCGTTACGGTTGAAGGTGCGGACAGCGTTACGGGTCTCAGTCGAGCCAGAGGAGCCAGTCGTGAAGACAAGGTTAGTGAAGCCACGCTTGCAACGAGTGCCAACGAGAGCGTCATATTCCTTGCTCGTACCAGTCTGTTCGTAGAGGCCAGTCAGAAGGTTCTGGATGTTCTCTTCAGTAAGGTCGTTACCAACCGTACCATAGAGGAACTGTTCCTTCGGCATCTGGAAGTCAGTCGGGACAGCGAAGTAGGCATCCTGTGCAACCGTACCGAAATCGGCAGGATTAGCAGAAGCACCACCAGCGATGTTAGCGGCAGTAGCACCACGGACGGCAAGATACTTGTCGAGACCACGGGTAAGGTACGGGAGCGTACCGTTGTCCTGCTGAGCACCCTGCGAGCCGCAGAGAGTGACTTCAATATCACGCTTCAGCATCTTGATGGACTTAGCGACATTGTTCGCAAGTTCATCCTTAACGCCAGCGATGTTAGTGAGGTCGAGAGACATCGGGGACACACGGACAGTTCTGCGGAACATCTGGGGATGCATCGACAGTTCGTGTCTGTACTGCTTGGTCGTACCGCCAACAGTGTCCTTGACATAGTTTTCGACATCAGTCGTGACATTGACATCAGTACCGTCAACGATACCACCCGACTTAACGGAGGGCAACTGGTCAACCTGCCAGCGGAAGTGCGTATTTCCAGGTTTGGAACCCTTCTTCGCCATGGAGGTGAAGGGGGTGTCTCTGGAGTCAACGAGGGAGATAAGGTCAGCGAGGTCTTCTCGCTTACCGCTTGAGATATTAGGTTCTGTAAGAATAGGCATGTTCGTGAATTATAGGAACTTTTTAAGCAGAATGTCCTTGAGGTCTTCGTTATTGCCATTGGCTTTGTAACGGTTTTCGGTTTCCTTCAGTTTGCTCATACTGTTGGATTTAGGAGCCGACCCACTCGGTCTTGGATTATGGGGAGCCTTCGCAACGGTCTTGGAGGACTTACCTTCACGGGCTTTAACGCCAGCGATGTAATCACCAATAACCATCTTGTAGTCTGGGAAGCGGGTAATCTCTGGAAAAGCCTTGAGAAACTGGAGAGCAATCTGCTTCTCACGAGTGTCTACATCTTTCTTCCAAACAACACCATACTCCTTTTCGGCAAGGTTTTCGAAGTTATCCTTGGCTCTGATATACTGCATCCGCTTCGGAAGGTGCTCCTCAAGTGCGTCAATAGCATTTAACTTGATTTGCTTTACTTCTTCTGGGCTGTAGTAGGTCTCATTGCCGTCAGCACCTGTTACTGTGTATCCATCAGAATGTTCCTCGCACCATCTACGAACAGACCTTGCTTGAGAGACTTCGCCCTCGATTTCGGCAACGCTGTTGACATGACTGTACGGGCTATCCTTGATAGGAATCACTGCATCAGAGGCTGTCTTCTGATTTCTAGCGGTTTCAAGTTCTTCCTTGAGTTTGGTAATCTCGGCTTCGGCTTCCCTACGCTTAGACACCAACTTATCAATTCGCTTCTTGACCCCCTTAGAAAGACCCCTGTCCTCTCCATCTTCTTCGTCCTGTGAATGAACCTCTTCGCTATCTTCAGTTTCGGTGGCCTGTGGCTCACCGTCCCCTTCATAGTCTTCTGCTTGATTACTATCGGACTCGGCAGTGTCCGTCTGACCTTGTTCGGAGGGGTCAAAATCCCTACGGAGAATATCCGCAAGGCGTTCCGTTGTAAGAGGGCCGATACCCTCATTCACGACATTTTCGTCTTGCGACTCAGCGTTGTCGTTATCGCTGTTTTTATCTGTATTCATGAGATTATTTAGCATTCTCAAGTCTGCTTGGACTTTACAGTGTTTTGAGAAAACAAGGAAAACAAAGTTACCGTAAGTTTGGCGTTATTAAAGTCAAGCGTTATTCACTTTAATAGCGTTTCGTGTTATTAAAGCGAATTCAACTCTTCGTCAGTGGTCCAGTTGACATTTTTTCTATCCATAGCCTCTTTTCTGATTTCTAGCAACATACGCTTGAAGTCTTTGATGCAAGAAGCCCGTCCGCACTGAAACGCTCGCTTTTCGCCCTCCAATTCAATGCTGAGAGCCTCATCTACCTCTGATTTGATGTTTAAGTCAACAACCAGCATAATCTGGGTCCAAATGTCGTTTTTGCCCTCAAAAGCGAGGGGTTCGGGGTTATACACTGGTTTCATTGGAAGTAGGAGGCATTATAGACTCTTGGGCTAGTTTGTCAGCAAGCGGAGAGACCCCAATACGCCCAATCTGCTTGTTCTGTTGCTGGCTGACACTCATCTGGAGGTTTTTGATGTAATTCTGGAAAATCATCTGGAATGTCGGATTTGTCTGTGCGGCCTGTTGGGCTACAGGGTTCTTCGACATGATGTCCTGTACATACTGCATCTTGGTCTGAGCCGTAGGGTCGTTTTCGACATACTGAGCCTCGTTGCCAAGAATCATGAGAGCAATGTCCGTTTGCACTTCCTTGAACATCTTCTGAGAAGCCGTGGCTTGGTCGATAATGACTTCCTTTGCCATATCTGGAGCAATCGCATTCATAGCAATCGCAATCAGTTTGTTTCTGTCAATAACACCGCCAACATCCATCGGAAGGATAGACTGATTAATTGCGGTCAGTTTCTCCATGACGAAATCGACATAAAGATTACGAATGTCAAACTTGAGTTCATAGTCGAACTGGTTGGCAATGTCCGACATGTTCTGAGGAATCGAAATGTTAGTAATTCTCTCAATTTCTTCAGCCGCAAGATATTGAAGGCTCAATTGAAGCAACTGTGTGTACACTTCAGAGATGGTTGTAAGCCAGTTGTCTGTGGCAACCTGCTGAAGCATCTGAGCGTACGGAGCAGGAACCGTTGGGTCTTGCATGCCAGAAGTAAGACCAAAATATCTGCCAGCGTTAGACTCAACCTGCTGGATAACCATTTGGGCAAGGTTGGGAGTTCCCTTGGGCGGGTCCATGAATCTGTAATCGTCTGGGCTAGAGACTGGCAACTGCTGAGCAGGGCCAATTCGACCAATACCTTGGATTCGTCTCTTAACCATGATGGGAGGAACCGTCTCAAAGGCAGTACGGTCTCTCATTGAGTCGTGCTGGCCCTTAAGTTCGGCCTGTTCAGTCATCAAGATTTCGGGGATGCCTCTAGACTCAGCAATGTTCTTTCTGATGTTTTCTCTGCGGTAGATTACGAACGGATAATTGCCGTGAGCGTATCCAAGTTTTTCGTGCTTAAAGTAAGTCTGGCTGGATGCGTTCGGGCAGAAGGCAGTGTAGTAGATATGAGGCACACCATCGCTGTTAATCTGTCTAGTGTAAGCGTAGCACACTTCAATCAAGTGGTTGCCTCTAAATTCGTAGGTATCCAGCATGTTGGCTCTGGGGACGATGTTTGGGTCATTGTACCAAGACATCTTGCCAGCCGTGTTTACTGCTTCATCGATAGCCTTGCTATCCCAGCCTTCATTTCGCTCCATCGAACGAAGTTCGACTTCATTCATGAACATTCTTCTGAAAACAACTCTAGCCTTCTGGAATTCAATCGTTTCTGGCGGGAAACTGATTTCATCAAACGGCTTCAAAGCGGTAACGCACGGAAGGTTCTTTGTAATCGTTTCTTCAAAGGTGGTCGATACGCCAAACTCTCTCAAGTCCTTAACCATCTTACGAATGTCAGCCTCTTTAATGGTCGAAAGTTTTTGCTTAAGAATACCGACAGCCATGTCCTCGGTCTGAGGATTTAGGATGTATTCGGGGAGCATCTGAATCAGTTCACCAGCACCATTTTCAGTACTAGCCATCTGAAGGACTTCAACCATGTTAGTCTTTTGCTCTCTAAGGCCAACTTGCTGTTCCCAGCCAACATACATTGCAGACCATCCATACTGGTTGCCGTACTGACAAAGCAGTTCGGTTTCCCGTCTCATTTCTGTTCTAAGCCTGTTGGTAATGTGACCAATCAAGGCAGTCATGCCAGAAGCGTAAGCCGCATCATCGGCAGTTCTTCCGCTCACACCAAGTTTAGCCAACTTGAGCGAGTTCATCAACATTGCCACCTGTTCGTTAATAACTCTGTCAATAAGTCTGATTCTCACATCAGAAGCACCTTCAAACGGCATGGCTGGCTCGTCTTCTGGCTTCCCAGTAGAGTGCTTTCTGCCATCTACGGACTGACCATCCCATCGGCAATAGCGAAGGTCATCGTTGGCACTAAGTTCAGCCGCATTGGCTCCATGATAGAAACATCTTTGCAGTTCATCGTGCAAAGCCAGAATGTTCGGTTCTTCGCTGGCGTTAACCAGAGGGTCTCCATTTGAATTCATGGAAGGGTTGTAAAGGTTCATTTTAGTAAATAAATGGTTTGTTTAAAGGGCTGTAGTCGTTGCCAATGTGAACTGGAGACATCACAGCAAGATATCTCAAACAGTCAATAGGGTCTTTTGTCGCACCCTTTTCGCCATCTGCACCAGTCCACTCCTTTAGGCAGTAGATAAGGTTTTGGCATTTGTCCGAAATGAACAACTTTGGCTCATTGATTGGACTAAGCGGCTGAGACAGGTCGTAAGAGAACCAGTCATTGATAATCGACACGCCTTGCTCGATAGCCACGCCAGCGGCAGGGGCAAAGTAAATAGGGTCGTCTCCGTCATCCAGCAATTCCATAAGGGAAGTACCACCATCCTTACCTACGGCTTGAGTCGCACCAGCACGAGGGTCAATATATCTCTCCGCAATTTCCTCTTCTCCTTCCAGTCGTCTGATAGTGGCCTTAATCTCATCCAGCCCCATTCCAGCACCGTTTCTCTGGGCAACGCCCTCTTTTCCATCTGGCTTGTCAGAAGGCAATGCCCATTCACCAAGAGACATATCTGGAAACTCTCTGTAAACGAAGATTTTACCTTCTTTCGAAACACGAAGCCAAAGCATGAACCAGTTTCGTGCTCCAGCAGGGTCAACGACCATGTAATTCGTGCCTTCTTCTGGAATTTGGTCATGTTTAACAATTGAATTATCTCCAAATCTTGGGAATTGTGAGCCAACCGTGTTTTCTGCGTATCCGTAAGCACGAATCTTGATTTCGTGGTTGTTTCGACCCATCAAGGTCTTCTTCATCTCGTCAAAAGGCGAGTAAACATTAAGAACAGAGTGAAACCACGCAATTCCTGCGTTTGCTCTATGGCAATCTGCCGTAAATGGCATATCTCCACGCTTTACACCGTTAACATGTACGGAGTTTTCGTCAAGCAGGTCGGCTTTTAATGATTTTGTGAATCTGCAACCAGCCACATAGTCCTTAACGACCTGTGAATAACCTTGGATTGGGGTAAAAGTGATTACGAGTTTGCCTCTGCGGGTCACAACACGGTATCGGAGGGTGTCAATCCAGTCCAGAGGCACAAGTTCATCGCACCAAATGAGGTCACATTCGCCACCTTCAATGACATCTTTCTTCTGAGCGTAGTTCATGAACACGCACTGAGAACCATTCGGAAGAATAAATGTGTTATCGCTGAAACCGTTCTTCTGGGAGTACGAAACATTCGTAATCTTAGTCTTTTTTGCAATTTTTAGTTCGGGCGGCAGGTATTTGTAGACAACATTTTGTTGCATCTGAATGCTGGACTGGTGAGTCGTGTGCAAGCACCAGACCATTGCTTTGTCCTTGTTTACAAGCGTTTGAATAAGACGCTTAGCGGCCCATTCTGTTTTACCAGCACGATTACCACCAAGAACAAGGATTTCCTGTTTCTCTTTTAGGATTCCATCAGCCTCTTTCCAATGCCAAGGCTCAAATCCATGGCGGTAAGGGTCCAGTTTTTCGGCTAGAATCTTGTCTTCTCTAAGTTGTAGAATCTCGATGGCCTTTTCAGTGCCAAACTTTTCTACAAGCCCCTTCACATCTGGCAGTTTAACTACTGGATGTGGGGTTGGCTTGTAGGATTCAAGTTGGTCCATTAACGCTGACTGTTAATCATGTCAGTGAACCCTTGCGGTGCTTCAACTCCAGTAGCCCAAGAAGGTTTCGGGCCAGCAATATCGTTGCTGTAATCCAACTTAAAGGCTTCATACGGGTCATTGTTGTACCAAGCAGGATTAAACTTAAATCTATCCTTGTGTCTGATTTCTGGATGGTTTGCCGCATTGTCTGGGTGCATTCTTGTCATGATGTCTAGGCTTTCCTTAGGCATATTCATGCCAGAAACTTCAACCATTTCGCTCGGAAGTAAGACACGACCTTCAGAACTGATGGCAGAACCCTGCTTGCCAAACATGACACCAGTCATGAAGTCGGGAGTAACACCAAGGGCTTGCAAACCAAGCCTACCAGCACCTCTGACCCACTGAGTGTTTCCAAGGATTCCACCTCTTCTAGCCGCCGCCGCCTCCTTAGCGGCAAGTTCAGCCTGTGCAGGAGAAGCAAGATTAACAGGCTTTCCAGATGTTGCCGTATTCAAAGGTTGAGGCTGGTTTTTAAACCTAGCAAGTCTGCGGTCAAACTCACGACCTTCAGCATAAGGGTCTACGGGTTTAGTCGCACCACCAGCGGCTTTGGCTCTGGCTTCTTCAATAGCAAGCATTCGCTTGTATTCAATTTCTTGTTCTGGACTAAGACCACCAGATTGGTAAAGGGCTTCAATTCTTGCTCTTTCAGCGGCTCTTGCGAGGGAGGTAGGCGACTGACTGAGGTCGGCAACAGGCGATGCACCACCTTTTTCAAGTTTAAGTTTAATCTCGTCCTTAAGAGCCTGTACTCTGGCTCTTTCAACACGCTCCGATTCAATTTCAGCAAGAGATGCGGCTTCTCTATCCGCTTTTCTTTTTGCTAAAACTACCGCCACATCAGTGTTTGGCTTTTCCCCAGACTTGACAGGAAACTCTGGCTTAAGACCTGTTCTTCCAACTCTCTGTTCAGCAAGCGTCTCAACGCCCGTTTCGACATTGGTAACATTTCTTAGACTTGGGGCTTTTCCTTCTGGAGGAGCACCACTGTAAACAGGAACTACTCTACCATCTCTAAATGTAATTGGAACAGGAGCACCGCCAGACACTCTAGTCGGAGGTCTATCAATGCCACTAAAAAGTTGGCTGTCTGTCAGTTTCGTTCTGAGTCCTTTGTCTTCAAGGATGCTTTTGGCAACAAGAGGAACTTCATCTGCCGTAAACAGGCCAGAACGATTAAGTCCTTTTAGAATAAAATCTTCCGCAAGAATTCCACCAGCCGCACCACCACTTGCCTTAAGTTTAGCGGCATCAAGAGCAACCTGTTTGATTGTAGGCTTGTTTCCGCTACGAACAACAGCAGAGTTTTCATTAACATACCCTTCAAGTTTAAGTTTAAAACGATTAACTCTGGCATCAAGTGGGTCTCTTACGGTAATATCTGGAGTGTCTTTTGGCACAACAGCCTGTACTCCTCTTTTGCTAACAACAACTTTCTTGTCTGGGCCAACATCTAGATTGGGACTAGGTGTATTAAGTCTTTGGGTTTTTGCTTGGTCAGCAATTGCTTCTTGTACGGCTCTGGCTCTTTTTGCATCTTCAACTCCTTTTTGGATTCTTTGCTGTTCCGTCATTCCTAGCACAACCTTTTCGCTCGCAGTTTTTGCATTTGCCATTGCAACTTTTTCTGCGGCCTTTTTGCCAAACCAACCAGCCACATCAGAAAGCGTTTGAAGTCCTTTTTCAAGAAAACTGGGAGGGGTTTCCAGTCTTCCAGTAACTGGGTTGGGAACCTTCGCCCCAAAACCAGCCTGTTTTGCAATAAAACTTCCAGTGGCTTTGCCACCCTTAGCAAGACCGCTACCAACTTTAGACGCACCTTCCTTGACGGCCTCTTTTGCGGCCTTAACTGGGGGCGTTTTTGTTAATTTAGCCTGTTCAGCCTCAAGTTTCTTGAGTTCAATCTCTTCTCTTAGCCTAGCAATCTTTTCTGCGTTAGTTTCTTTGGGAGCGTCAGCCATTTATTTGTAAGTTCTAAGGCCCATCCGTACTGCGTGGAGCAAGTTCTCGCTAGGGGTACACGATTCCAGATTCTCAGCCTTGTTATTTAATTTGTTACCATCAATGTGGTTGATTTGCAGATTGTCAATAGCATGTTCGTTGTGGAAAATCTTTTCAAAATGGATGGCTACCAGTTTATGAACGACAATCGTGTGCCTAAATCCATCATTGCACAGCGTAACATTGTAGTACCCTCCCCCATTCTTACCCTTTTTAAGCACCTTGGCTTTGATTCTACGACCATCTGATGTCGTTTTAGGGGTAGACCTAACCTCCCCGTGGCTGGAGATTTCGTACAGCCCTTCAAACTGCTTGATTTGGATTGGTTTCCAGACTTCTTCTTCGCTCATTGGTGTTAATACGACCACCCCAGAGAAACCATTGTTAAGAGGGCGGGGTGGTACTAAAGTGGGGCCACTGGACGGAATTGAACCGACAACCTTCTCTTTACAAAAGAGATACTCTGCCGATTGAGTTACAGTGGCGTTATCTCTGCGTTTCTTTAGAAACGCACGGCTCAAATTTTGTAAACCAGATATAGTCCATAGGATTATACTCTTCTTCCTCGTCCTCGTCTGGGTCAATACTTCCCGCAGTTGCACTTGGGCTTACCACAGGAACAACCTTTGCCACCCTTCTTTTTGGGTTGCTCATTCTTCTTGCCCTTTTTGAGGTTCTTAAACTTATTAAGTGTATTGGGATTCATAATTAGGAATTAAAAAGCCAGCCCCAGTAGTCTTTCTGGTCAAAAGTTGATTCTTTGGATACATCCTTGCCGCTTTCGGAAGTGGTCGGTTTAGGACCAGCGGTTTCTGGCTTGCCCATAATAGCACCTTTTGCAAACAGGCCAAGGCCACGCATCCAATCCGCACCACTATAAGGGTCAAACTTAGGAAGCATTTTGTTCTTGTTGGGGCCAGCAAACTCAGTCTGACCTTCGCCATAGACTCCATTCTCGTAGGCTGGACCCATCTGCATGTCAGAGGGATAGTTTCCAAACGAAGGAGCAGGAGCAGGAGTACCAAAGGGGTTATCTCTGTATTGACCCGAAAAAACTCTAGGGTCATCGGGGTAACCGCCACCAGTCATTTCGTTATAGTAAGCAACACCGCCATCATCTGGCTGATACATACCAGCCGCAACAGAAGGTTCAATGATAGGCTGGCTTCTCCAAGGAGAAGGACCGATATTTAAAAGTGGGTTAGAAACTAG